TGCGGTTCAGGCAAGGCGGGTTCTTACGATTGCCCAGTGACGCCCCCGAAGAACAACGGTACTTCAAAGGCGGGCGCAAGGCTGCTTACTACTAAGGAATACAAATGGCTACAAACTTTGACAAAGCGGCTTTACCCTTCGACCCTGAAGAGGAGGGCGTAGGTATTGAGATCGAAATTGAAGACCCTGAAGCTGTGCGTATTGGCATGGGAGATGTGGGGATTGAGATTGATTTTGAGGATGAAGCTGGGGAGTTTGACGACAATCTAGCCGAAGAGATGACGGGGGGTGAGTTGCAGTCTCTTGGGTCAGAGTTGCTCGACCTCGTTGAGACGGACATTAACAGTCGCAAAGACTGGGTGGATGCGTTTGTCAAGGGCTTGGAAGTGTTGGGGATGAAGTACGAGGAGCGTACTGAGCCTTGGAACGGCGCGTGTGGGGTCTACTCTACGCTGCTGACTGAGGCAGCAATTCGCTTTCAAGCGGAAATGATTACCGAGACTTTCCCCGCTGCGGGGCCAGTCAAGACCCAGGTTGTTGGTGCAGTTGACAAGCTGAAGGAAGAAGCTGCTGAACGTGTTCGGGATGACATGAACTATCAGTTGACTGAGGTGATGGTTGAGTATCGGCCAGAGCATGAGCGGATGTTGTACAGCTTGGGGTTGTCAGGTGCGGCCTTTAAGAAGGTGTACTACGACCCAGCGCTAGGCCGACAGGTTGCGATCTTTCTTCCTGCCGAAGATATGGTCATGCCGTACGGGGCAAGCAACATCTATAACGCTGAGCGTGTCACGCATGTGATGCGCAAGACCAAGAACGAGGTCAGGAAACTGCAAGTTGCAGGCTTCTACCGGGACGTAGACCTTGGTGACCCGGTGCATATTTTCACCGACGTTGAGAAGAAGAAAGCTGAAGAGCAAGGCTATTCACTTACTGACGATGATCGTTTCCAACTCTTAGAGATTCACGTTGACTATGATTTACCGGGGTATGAAGACGAAGACGGGATTGCTCTGCCGTATGTTGTCACCATTGAGCGCGGTACGCAGGAGATTCTCTCGATCCGACGCAATTGGAATGAGGACGATAAGAACCGTCTCAAACGACAACACTTTGTTCAATATACTTATATTCCTGGTTTTGGGGCTTATGGCCTTGGTCTTATTCACCTTATTGGGGGGTATGCTAGGGCTGGCACTTCTCTTATTCGTCAGCTAGTCGATGCGGGGTCGTTGAGCAATCTGCCGGGTGGGTTGAAGGCTAGGGGCTTGCGGATCAAGGGCGATGACACGCCTATCGCTCCGGGTGAATGGCGGGATGTGGACGTTCCCAGTGGTGCAGTGCGTGACAACATCATGCCTCTGCCATACAAAGAACCAAGCCAGACACTGCTTGCCCTGTTGAATCAGATCACGGAAGAAGGTCGCCGACTGGGTGCGATCAGTGATATGAACATCAGCGACATGAGTTCTAACGCTCCTGTCGGCACAACTCTGGCGCTGCTTGAGCGCACGTTGAAGACCATGAGTGCTGTCCAGGCACGGGTCCATGCGTCGATGCGGATGGAATTCAAGCTGCTGCGCGGGATCATTAGGGATTTTGCCCCCGCCGACTACAGCTACACACCTGAGACAGGGGACCGCAAGGCTAAGCAAGCCGACTACGACACGACGGAAGTGATTCCTGTCAGTGACCCTAACGCTGCCACTATGGCGCAGCGGATCATGCAGTACCAAGCGGCCATCCAGTTGGCTCAAGGGGCACCGCAGATATATGACCTTCCCCAACTTCACCGGCAGATGCTGGAGGTGCTGGGCATCAAGAACGCCGAGAAGCTTGTTCCTGTTGAGGATGACCAGACGCCGAAAGACCCAATTAGCGAGAACATGGCATTCCTTGTGGGCAAACCGACCAAAGCCTTCATATATCAAGACCATGATGCACATATCGCCACGCACATGGCAATGATGCAAGACCCCTCGGTGATGGCAATGATTGGGCAAAGCCCGATGGCTCAACAGATGCAAGGCGCGATCCAAGCGCATATTGCTCAGCACTTAGCTTTTGCGTACCGTGCCAATGTCGAGAAGCAGTTGGGGGTTGAGATGCCTGCACCTGACTCAGAACTTACGCCCGACGAGGAAGTGCAGTTGTCCCGGCTGGTGGCTCAAGCTTCGCAGCAGTTGTCTCAAGCTAACCAGCAACAGGCTCAACAACAGCAAGCGCAGCAGATGGCGCAAGACCCGATGTTGCAGATGCAGCAGGCCGAGTTGCAGATTCAACAGCAAGACTTGCAGCGCAAGCAGCAGAAGGATCAAGCGGACAACCAGATCGCCCAGCAACGCCTTGCTCTTGACGCTAAACGGATACAAGCTGATGTCGAGAAGGAAAAGATGCGGGTTCAGTCTGATGCGCAAAAGTACGCAATGCAGAACCAGAACGACTCTCAGAATGAAGCTTTGCGGCTAGCTGCGCAACAGAAACAGCACAACCAGAAGATTCAGGCTGATTTGATCAAGAACTTGACTAAGAGCCAGACGCAGCCGCAACCGATGAAACCGGGGGTGAAGAATGGATAAGTACCTAGAGTATCTTAACAAGCAGTTTACTGAACGGCAGGAAAATCTTGCCGACGCGCTTGCGAATGGCGCTGCGAAGACATTTGAAGAGTATAAGCAGTTGGTGGGGGAAATCCGGGGTCTTTCCTTTGCTCAACTTTGTGTATCTGACCTCGTGCGTAAACTAGAGAATGACGACGACAATGAGTGAAATTCTACTTGCTCCTAACTTGTTTAGTATCCCAACTTCCCTCCCGGAAGTAACTACGGATAAAGCTAGACAACTACCAGAACCGGCAACCTATCACCTGTTATGTGTTATTCCTGAGACTGAGGAAAAGTACGACAGTGGGTTGGTCAAGTCTGGGCAGACGATGCACTTTGAAGAGGTGCTGTCTCCCGTGCTGTTCGTGGTAAAGATGGGGCCAGACTGCTATGGCGATAAGACACGCTTCCCTAGTGGGCCTTCTTGCAAGGTTGGAGATTTCGTTCTGGTGCGTCCTAACTCGGGCACTCGGGTGAAGATTCACGGGCGGGAGTTCCGCATCATCAACGACGACTCGGTTGAAGCGATTGTTGAAGACCCCCGTGGCATCAGCCGCGCATAAGGAGTAGACATGGCAGAGACAGCATTTAAGTTTCCCGACGAGGAAGTCGTCAACAACAAGGAAACAGCAAGTACGGAGGTGGAGATCGAGATTGTCGATGACACCCCTGAAGACGACCGCAACCGCAAGCCGATGAAGGAAGCTCCCGTCGATGTTTCCAACGAAGAGCTTGACCAGTACAGCGATAGCGTAAAGAAGCGGATTCAGCACTTTACTAAGGGCTATCACGAAGAACGACGGTCTAAGGAAGCTGCTGTACGAGAGCGGGAAGAGGCTGTAAACCTAGCGCAAAGTCTTGTTGAAGAGAATAAACGCCTTCAGGGGTCACTGGGCCAAGGACAAGCTGCGCTACTCGACCAAGCCAAGAAAGTACTTGCTGGTGAGGTCGATGCTGCCAAGCAGAAATACAAGGCTGCTTACGAGGCTGGAGATTCAGAAGCGTTGGTAAATGCGCAAGATGAGCTTACAAATGCAAAGATTAAGGCCGACAGGGTCAATAACTTCAAGTTACCCCCTTTACAAGAGCCAAAAGATGTAGTACAACATCAACAGGCGGCAGCAACGCCTCATGTTGACACCAAAGCAAGCGCGTGGCAGGACGAAAATCCTTGGTTTGGTTCCGACGATGAAATGACCGCTGTTGCCCTAACGGTACATAAGAAACTTGTTGAAAGTAAGATTGATCCAACCAGTGACGAGTACTACGAGAGGATTAACGCTCGTGTACGGCAGCTTTTCCCTGATGCGTTCCCCTCGGGAAAAACAGCTAAAAAGTCAACGGTGGTGGCATCTGCTACCCGTAGTACAGCACCGCGCAAAATCGTGCTGACTCAATCACAAGTGAACATCGCCAAGCGGCTGGGCGTTCCATTGGAAGCTTATGCTAAGCAGGTTGCGGCAGACTTAAGGAAACAGAATGGCTGATAACAGACTTACCCGAGAACTCGATACCCGTGCCGTCTTTGAGCGTCCCAAAAGTTGGGCACCTCCAGAGAAGCTCCCTAGTCCTAACCCCCTTCCGGGTTATGACTTCCGATGGGTCCGTGTTAGTACGTTAGGTACTGATGATCCCATGAACATTTCCGGCAAGCTCCGCGAAGGTTGGGAACCCGTCAGGGCAGTAGATCACCCAGAACTTGGCATCTTGGCTAGCGCTCGCGGGCGTTATCCTGACAGTGTTGAGGTCGGTGGACTCATGCTTTGCAAAATCCCCAAGGAATTCATGGAACAGCGTGCTGCGTACTACCAGCAGCAGACTGATACCCAGATGAACTCGATTGACAATAACTTCATGCGCGAAAACGATCCTCGTATGCCGCTTTTCAAAGAGCGAAGCAGCAAGGTTAGTTTTGGCAAAGGTACTTAACTTAGGAGTCTTATATGGCTTACCCTACGATTGACGCCCCCTACGGGCTAAAGCCAATCAACTTGATTGGTGGTCAGGTCTTTGCGGGCTCAACCCGTGAACTTCCAATTACCTACGGCTACGCTACCAACATCTTCTACGGAGATTTTGTTACGCTGGTTCGTGGTAATTTGGAACGCATTACCGTTTCGACTGGTGTTGTCGGTACGTTGATGGGCGTGTTCCTTGGCTGTTCGTTCACCAACCCGATCACCAAGCAAAAGCAGTTCTCGCAATATTGGCCCGCTTCGACGCTGGCTGGTGACGCGGTTGCTATTGTTTCGGACGATCCGGATGCTGTGTTCCGCGTGGCAATGGTGTCTGGCACCACTGTTATCGCTTCTGGCGCACGGGCTATGATTGGTCAGAACTTGGCTGCGGTGAACAACACTGGCAGCACCAACACCGGCAACTCGGCTAACGCTGTGCTGGCTGACACTTCCATTGCTCTGACGGCTGCTCTGCCGATCCGTGTTATGGGTCTGGTGCCGGATACTGCGATCCAGCTTGGTACTGCTACTTACGGTAGTATTTCCACTGCTACGGTTACCGTGTCTGCGTTGAACTGTACGCCGATGGTTGGTTGTGACGTTGGTTCGTTGGCTGCTAACGGTCAGTACATTGCCAGTGGTTCTTATGTTGCATCACTGACAAACTCTACCACCGTTGTGTTGAACGCTGCTCCGCTTGTTGCGTTTGCTGCTTCGTCCACAATCGTCTTCACCCAGTACCCAGAAATCCTTGCTAAGATCAACTTTGGTCTGCACAAGTATTATGCTGGCACTGCTGTCGCTTAAGGAGCTAAATCATGGCTATTTCACGCGCACAACTACTTAAAGAACTCCTGCCTGGACTGAACGCACTGTTTGGTCTGGAATATGCTCGTTATGGCGAAGAGCATAAGGAAATCTACGAGACGGAAACTTCGGAGCGTAGCTTTGAAGAGGAAACCAAGCTGTCTGGCTTCTCTGCCGCTCCGGTGAAGAACGAAGGCTCTGCCATTGCTTATGACAATGGTCAGGAAGCTTGGACCGCTCGCTACAACCACGAAACCATTGCCCTGGGTTTCTCCATCACTGAAGAGGCGATGGAAGACAACTTGTACGACAGCCTGTCTGCTCGTTACACCAAGGCTCTGGCTCGCGGTATGGCGTACACCAAGCAGGTCAAGGCTGCTGCTGTCATCAACAACGGGTTTAGCTCGACCGTTGTCTATGGTGACGGTGTGTCCCTGTTCTCGACGGCTCACCCGCTCGTCTCTGGTGGCACCAACAGCAACCGCCCTGCGACTGCCGCTGACCTGAACGAAACCTCGCTGGAAAGCGCTGTGATTCAAATCGCAGCATGGACCGATGAGCGCTCGTTGCTGATCGCCGCTAAGCCTAAGAAGCTAATCATCCCGCCTGCTCTGATGTTCGTTGCTACCCGTCTGTTGGAAACGTCGCTGCGTGTTGGCACGACCGACAACGATATCAACGCCATCAAGAACAACGGCTCGATCCCTGAAGGCTACACGGTCAATCACTTCTTGACCGACGCTAACGGCTGGTATCTGACCACGGACGTTCCTAACGGCTTGAAGCACTTTGTGCGGACTCCGTTGTCAACTTCCATGGATGGTGACTTTGACACCGGGAATACTCGGTACAAGGCACGCGAACGATATTCTTTTGGTGTTTCGGACCCGCTTGGCATGTACGGAAGCCCTGGTTCGTCCTAAAAGCAGGGGTTTACCCTACTTAAAAGGCCCTTCGGGGCCTTTTTCACGCCTGTTGACTTGTAGCTCGTATCGGTGTACACTGATGACTCCTTAGCTTTGTAGCGAGCATCAAATGGCAGTCATCTACCAGATCACGAACATGGTAAACGGCAAGTACTACATAGGTAGCGCCGAATCTTTTGAGCGCCGCATGTGGCAACACAAGAACGACCTCAAACGCGGGGCACACAAGAACCCGCATCTGCAAGCCTCATGGAACAAGCATGGCGCAGATGCCTTTGTGTTTGAAGTGTTAGAGGTTGTGCCCGAAGGGGCTACTACGTTTGGTCACGAGAACACGTATTTGCATGTGCATGTAGGTAAGGCAGAGTGCTATAACGTCAACACAGACGCAATAGGGATGCGAACAGGAATAGCTCATTCTGAAGAATCCAAGGCAAAAGTAAGCGTAAATCGGAAAGGCAAACACGCAGGTTCAGAGCACTACCGCTTCGGCCAGACCGTAAGTGAAGAAGTCCGCAAAAAGATCGGAGACACCCAGCGCGGAGTCGAGAAAGGCCCACGCACGTTTACCCCTGAAGGCTTGGAGATCGCTAGGGCAACCATGAAGCGCAACGCACGGGAGCAGGTTCCAGCAGCCTTCCAAGCAGTGCTAGCCAAGTTTCCCGTGGAAGTACAGGAGCGGTATGACTTTAGCAATGCGGTGTACACAGGGGCGCTGAATCGGATCGAAGGCATCATTTGCCCTACGCACGGCGTGTTCTCTCAGTACTCTGCGCAGCTACGGAAGAATGGGGCAGGTTGCCCTACGTGCGGTGGTATGCCCCGTGCTGCGTCCAGCAAAGTGCGCCTAAAAGCTTTGTGGGCTGATCCAGCGTGGAGGGAGAAATTACTAGCCACACGCAAGAAAACCCCTTGCATTCCCCCAACGCATGTGCTATCTC